ACTTCTTTATGAAGAAACAAGAAAGGTTGTAAGAGCTTTAAACAAAGTTGTTGATATTAATAACTACTCAACAGCAAAAGGTGAAAAAGGTGGTAGAGAACAAAGAGCTATTGCTATAGGAACTCAAGGTTTAGCTGATGTGTTTTATCTTATGGATTATGAGTTTACTTCACCTGAAGCAAAAAAATTAAACAAAGAAATTTTTGAAACAATTTATTTTGCTGCAATCACCGAAAGTAATAGGTTGGTAATTGATGGTGATTATAGTAAATATGTCCATTTTGATGGTTCACCAATGTCACAAGGTCAATTCCAATTTGATATGTGGGGATTAACAGAATCTGATTTATCAGGTAGATGGCCTTGGGAAGTATTAAAGTCAAATGTTAAACAATATGGTATTTGTAATTCATTGTTTACTGCTCAAATGCCTGTAGCAAGTTCTGCTAAGATTACTGGTTCATATGAAATGACAGAACCCGCTCACTCAGCAATCTTCAACAGACGAGTAGTTGGTGGTGAAATCATGATTGTAAATAAGTATCTTATTAATGACTTTGAGAAACTTGGTATTTGGGGTGAAGATTTGAAAAATGAAATTATATACAATGAAGGCTCAATTCAAAATATTAATTTCAACAACTACTTAGACCCCGAAGACAAAAAGTATAATCAAAAAGTTAAAAGAATTGAACACTTGATTAAGAAGTACAAAACGATTTGGGAAATATCACAAAGAGAATTAATTGATATGGCGGCAGATAGAGGACCTTTTATTGACCAATCACAATCAATGAATATCTATATGGGTAATCCTACTTTATCGAAGATTACTTCATCACATTTCCACGCATGGCAAAAAGGTTTAAAAACACTTTGTTATTATGTGAGAACAAAGGCAATATCAACAGGAGCAAAACATTTGGCTATGGATATATCCAAGATGGATAAACCAAAAGTAACACCAACCTTACCTCATATTGAACCTGTTACAAACAAACCAACGGATTCACCTTTTGATTGTTTTGGATGTTCATCTTAAAAATAAGAATCACGACTTAAGGTCGTGATTTTTTGTTTTATGGTATTTATAGAAAAAATATAGGGTATATATTTATTGTTATGGCAAATGGTTTTACATATGGTATAAATTTCCCATTCAAGGATTCTTATGAAGGAAATTACTTAAGTTTATCTCAAACAACTGAACAAGAAATCAGAAGTAATTTAATTCATTTATTGTTAACTAGAAAAGGTACAAGATATTATTTACCTGACTTTGGAACAAGATTATATGAGTATCTATTCGAACCTTTGGATGGTCCTACTTTTTCTGATTTAGAATCAGAAATTAGAGATTCTGTTGCGGAATTCATACCTGGTATAACAATAACAAATGTGACTATAACACCTGCCTCGGAGGGTGAAGAAGATAAAGGATACTACATAAATGAAGATAACCAAAGAGAGTTTAGAGTACCAGGTATTGGACAAATGGAACACACAGCAAAAATAAAAATTGACTACATATCAACTGATACTGCTTTTGAAAGTAGTGACTTTGTAATTATTAATATATAATTCTATGGCTAACAAAAAAATATCATATACAACCAGAGATTTCCAATCCATAAGAACGGAACTTATTAATTTTACAAGAACATATTACCCAGACCTAATTGATAATTTCAATGATGCCTCAATATTTTCGGCTCTATTGGATTTAAATGCTGCGGTTTCAGATAACTTACAATACAATATAGATAGAAGTGTACAAGAAACCGTACTACAATATGCACAACAAAGGTCTTCCATTTTTAATATAGCAAGAACTTATGGACTGAAAGTACCTGGTCAAAGACCTTCTGTGGCATTGGTTGATTTCTCAATAACAGTGCCTGTTTATGGTGATACTGAGGACTTAAGATATTGTGGTATTTTAAGGAGAGGGTCTCAGGTTAATGGGGCTGGTCAAGTTTTTGAAACTGTGAGTGATATTGATTTTGCTTCGCCAATAAGTTCGGATGGTGTTCCAAATAGATTAAAAATACCAAATTTTGATTCTAATAATAGATTATTAAACTACACCATAGTAAAACGAGAAACTGTAGTAAATGGTACTACAAAGGTATTCAAGAGAGTTATTACCGCAAATGACATAAAACCTTTTTTTGAGTTGTTTTTACCCGAAAGAAACGTTTTAGGTGTAACGAGTGTTTTACTTAAAGATGGTACTCAATATGCAAATGTCCCTACAGCTGAAGAATTTTTAGGTTTAGAAAATAGATGGTATGAAGTTAAAGCATTGGTTGAAGATAGGGTATTCATCGAAGACCCAACCAAAGTATCTGACAATCCTGGTATTAAGGTAGGAAAATATGTTCAAACAAATACAAAATTTATATCAGAATTTACACCTGAGGGTTTCTGTAAATTAACTTTTGGTGGTGGTAGTCAATCAGCAGACGAACAATTAAGAGAATTTGCTAGAAATGGTTTTGAATTAAACTTATACAAATATTCAAACAACTTTGCTTTAGGTAGTACATTGAAAGCTAATAGTACACTATTCATTCAATATAGAATAGGTGGAGGTACTGGAAGTAATTTAGGTGTAAACGTAATTACTCAGATAGGTACAATAAACTTTAATGTCAACGGACCTTCAACTTCGGTAAATACAAGTGTAATTAATTCTTTGTCTTGTACAAATGTCACTGCAGCAATTGGAGGAGCACCAGCACCAACTACCGAAGAAGTAAGAAATTTAGTGACATTCAACTTTTCAGCACAAAACAGAGCTGTTACAATTAATGATTATGAATCATTAATAAGAACAATGCCTTCACAATTTGGAGCACCAGCCAAGGTTACAATCACAGAGGAGAACAATAAAATTAAAATTAAAATGTTGTCTTATGATGAAACTGGTAGATTGACTGAGGTGGTTTCAAACACACTCAAAAATAACGTAGCTAATTACTTATCGAATTATAGAATGATTAATGACTACATTTCTATCGAAACTGCGAATGTAATCGACTTAGCATTTACGATAGATGTTGTTTTAGATAATAGTCAGAATCAAGGTGCCGTAATAACTCAAATAGTTGATAATGTAACTAATTTTATGTCACCTTCAGTTAGAAACTTAGGTGAAAATGTTAATATATCAGAATTAAGAAGAATATTACAATCACAGAATGGTGTAATAACTCTATCAAACATATCGGTGTTTAATAAAGTAGGTGGTGAATATTCATCATCTCAAACATCACAAAGGTATTCAGATAGTGAAACTAAACAGATTGAATTAATAGATGACACAATTTTTGCAGAACCTAGTCAAACTTATCAAGTAAGATATCCTGGTAAAGATATTAGTGTGCGTGTTAAGAATTTGAGTACGGTCAATTTTTCGTAAAGATTTATTTTGAATTGTATTGAATTATCTTTTTGAAATGAACGTATAAACTATTTATTTCAAAAGATAATTAATGTCTCAATCATATAGAATAAGAACCGAAGTCGGTAAGGATAAGTACGTAAATGTACTATTAGAACAAGATTTCGAACAATTAGAAATCCTTTCATTAAAGATTCTTCAAAGTCAAATTTACACTAGATTATGTTCAGATTATGGTGTTGTTGCTGGAAGAATTACCGCTAATTCAGGGTTCGGTTTACCAAATTGTAAAGTGTCTATTTTCATCCCTCTATCCAATGAGGATGAAAACAATCCTATTATATCTGATTTATATCCCTATAAACTTTTAAGTGATACTAATGAAGATGGTTATAGATATAATCTATTACCTTATGTTAAATCACATAGTGGACATAACCCGACTGGTTCTTTTCCTGACAGAATAGATGTACTTACAGACCCAAATTTAATAGAAGTTTACGACAAATATTATAAATTTACGGTAAAAACAAATGATAGTGGGGACTTTTTAATATTTGGTGTTCCATTAGGTACTCAAACAATTCACGTTGATATTGACTTATCTGATATTGGTGAGTTTTCATTATCACCCCAAGATTTAATTAGATTGGGTGTTGCGACCGAATCTCAAGTTGCTGGTACAGAATTCAGAACATCGACCGACCTAAATACATTACCACAAATAATAACACTTAATAGAACAATTAATGTTGAGCCATTGTGGGGTCAACCTGAAGTTTGTACTATTGGAATTACAAGAACTGATTTCGATATTACAGAGGAATCAGGTATAGAAATTACGCCAACAGCAATTTTTATGGGTAGTATTTTCTCAAATGGTAACGACCAATTTCAAACTCAGAGATGCAGACCAAAATTAAGAAGTGGTGATTTGTGTAACTTAGTTGCAGGCCCTGGTGAAATATTAGCAATTAGACAAACAATATTTAATGATGATACAGGAAGACCTGTTTTAGAAACTTTCCCTTTGGAATCAGGAGGTCAAGTTATTGACGATAATGGTGCTTGGTTGGTTGACGTACCTATGAATTTAGATTATGTCACAACTAATGAGTTTGGTGAAAGAGTAATTTCTAATGACCCAAAAGTTGGTATTCCGACAAGAGGAAAATATCGATTTAAAATTAAATGGAATCAATCACCTACTTTGTCTGAGGACATAAAAAGAGGTTATTTCTTAGTTCCAAATGTTAGAGAATATGGTTGGGAAGTAAATGTGGACAAAGACCCCTTAGTTATACAAGATTGGATAACTAACCCATTATCAATACCACCAACTATTGACCCAAACTTTTATCCAAACAATGAATTAGCAAAAAAATCGTATTCCTTTAGTTTAGATTGGAATGATTATGTTGACCCTCAAACTGCAATTAATTGCGAAGATACATTTTATTTAATGTCTTTTAACAAAGTTTACACTGTATCACAACTAATTGACCAATATAGAAGGGGATTTTTACCGAATGAATTCGTTGGAATAAAAAATAATTTAGATGATGCGTGTGAAAGTGATAACGTAAAGTTTCCAAACAATGATGCAA